ACAAGGGCTCACCGAAGTAAGCCCCTGCGGAGTGAAGGCATGAGATTAGGAGTGCCATAAAGGCAGTTCAAATATAAGGGTATTGTCAAGGGACTTAGAAATTTTATTTTTAATAGACAATAAAATCTGTTATCCTAAAGTAGTTTGTAGGGTTGATTGTGCGGGTGCGACCCCAAACACCATCACCATCATGCTGCGAGCCCTTAAGCCCCGAGCTTGTATTGCCTTCAACGGTCGTACCCTTTTTTCCCTTCCATGTATCAACTATGCCTGCATGACCAAAAGGCGTAGTGCCTCTTCGCCATACAATGATTGTGCCTGGTGGTAACTGCATGTTCTTGCTTAATACCTCGGTAGCCTTGATCGTCTTATTGCGAGTTGCAAAGTGACGAGCCAAACCCGATCCGGTAAAAGGCAAACCCTTGACCCCTGCAGAGTCAAGACAAAAGTTGACAAATGATGCACACCATTGAGCGCCCTTTGGGGACTTGGTTACTTTCTGAAAACGAGTAACCCAATAGCCACCATTATTCCCTTCTTCTTTTGTACCGATAAAGCCCTTGGCTATGGTCAGTACCTTAAGACTGTGAGAAGCATAAAGCGGCTGTGATGATATTTGCAGCCAAAAACAAAGCGTAAGCAATAGGGTTCGTACTGATAACTTCACGAGTATTTACCTCCTTGATTAAGTAAGAATCCACAAACCACGCCGCTCCAACTGCCAAAGCATACTTTGTCAGACCGACTGCGAATGTGCTGAAGCTCCCATCTCCAACTCCGAGAGTTGCGCCAAGTGCTATCACTGATAGCACAAGCAAAGGCACAAAAGTCTTGATTGTGTCCATGTTGTTTTGATCCAATTAAATAGATACTAAAATAGTGCGAAGCCGTGAATTAAATTGCTTCACTTCAATTACTTTGTATTCACAATTACTCAAGCCGCTCCGTTCAGTCTCAAGCATATTAGCTCTGAACTTATTATGGTTCTCTTTCTGCGTAGCACCAGCGCCGGGTCTCTTGTGGTCATCACACCAGAACCGCCCTTGCCTACGCTTAAACCCTGTTAACGTGCATCTCCAATACATATCATCATCTTCAGCGCCCCATCCCCAGTAGTCATTTGAGTGACCATTGACCTTGATATACGAGGCCTTGTCAAATAACTGCACGCCTCCAAAGAACGTCCGATAGGGAAGCTCATAGCCAAACTGCTCACAAGCATAAGCCAAATGCGTAGGCATATCAGTATATGAGTAGTCTACATCTTCAGCGTACATATCAACATCGTGAAAGCAATAGTACTCTGCATCAGGCGACTCGATAAATCCTACATTCCGGATCTTGCCGAGATTAAACTTCTTGCCTTGCTCTTGCTCTACAACCGTAATACCAAAGTCAAGACCTTGATCATTTAGCACCTTCCACAAATGAGGCACTTGCTTTCTCAAATGTTCTTCACGATCCCTATACGGGATCACTACCTCTAATCTCATTCAAGGTTTTCCAAGATGTAATACTCTGCTTTCACCATCGCATCATTCAGACTCAAGTCCCTGAACCGTAACTCAAGAGCATACTTGCCCGTCATCTTATTTGTCAGCTTGAGCTTCCAAGACTTCTCGACCTGAAAGAGGCGCGCCTCGAAAGGCACGCCGTTCTTGATCAGTTCTGTTTTGTAATTGTTAAGGCGTAGCTCTTCCCATTCCAATGTAGGCAGCTCCTCAAAGTTATGGTCATCAAAATGGTACAGCATCTTGAGTCACCGCAGGCGCGGCTGGTTTGTTCTCGTAAATCTTTGCAAGCTTAATGCTTGTGATATAGCCAATCGTGCCATCCTTCTTTGTGTATTCCTTACCACCAAGAAAGCCCTCGGCTGTGACCTGCATACCGACCCTCATGCCAAGTAGCATATCGACCTTGTCATTGATCGCCTCGAACTTGATGAACTCTGGATACTTGCTTGTCACATCCTTGATCACGATCTCGGCCTTTGTGAACTTGTCCGAATACTTTACAGGCTCGCCTCTAAAAGCTACCTCACCACTAATCTCGATCTTTGCCATCTCTACTCTCCTAATTTGTAATATATCCAAGACGCTCCAATTGGTTGAGCGCCCTCTAATTTGCTATCCACTGCACGTCGCACGCCTTCATAATATCGGTAGTCATGGCCAGCCAAGATACCATTTGGCTTGACCTTTGGCAGCCATGCATCAATATCCTTGCAAACCGAGTCATAGTCATGCGAGCCATCGATAAAAACAAAGTCTAAGCTCGCAACATCATACAAGCTGACCGCATCAAGCGAGTCCATCCGCACAATCTTGACTACCTTTCTGACCGGCTTAAGGTTCTCTTTACACAATTTGTACAAGCCATCTTCAACACATGTCAACGGCTCGAAGTGTTTTGAGCTTGAGTCCCGGTGGTCTTCGCTTCCAAGAAAGTGATCAATCACGTGCAAGGTGATCTTCTTGCCAGAGTTGATAATCTCAACACCGGCATACGCTGCACTCCTGCCCTTCCAAGCTCCGACCTCTACAAAGCGAGCGCCATCACTCGCCGTGCCTATGGCTATGTCATAGACTTCCTGATAATCGAACCAGCCATGTATCTCGCCGTAATAATGCTCCACGCCATCCGCTCCTAAAATAATCTATACAACAAACTTACCTAAAAAGCAAGGGACTTAGTAAAATCTTCAAAACTCTTTACAATCATGTACTTGCACCCCGCTTGCTCAACCGTAGACTGCCACCACTTTTGCGACTTGCTCTGCGTTCCCCTCTCGGCTTTGAACTCAAGGAAGGTCACGCCCGATCCGTCCGGGTGGATGTATGTCATGTCGGCTACGCCTGCCACCAAACCCATCACCTTAAGACTCGCGCCGTGCCTCGCATCGCGAGGGTTGTTGTGATTCATGTACAGCAAGCCGCGCTCGTCAGGGCGGTTATTCCAGTGCCATGTGAAGCAGTGCGCTTGGAGTTGTGATTCATTCATTTGGTTGCCATCATATTCTGCTTTTAGTAGTCTTTCTTCTCTTGTCCATTTCGTAGAATCAGGCTTATATCCATGATCTTCATATTTAGCATGCCCACGAAACTCACTACATCCTTCACATCGTTGGCTCAAATTTAAACCTGCCCATACAAGCATTACCGTATTGCATCCACAATACCTACAATTACTTTGCAATACTACATCAAATTTTACCGCTTGAGATCTAAATTCCTTAAGGTTCTTCAATTTCCATTCTGGCAGATCCATTGCTCAACTCCTCGAATACTTTCTTGTTTACATACTCTTTGCACTCGGTTGCCTTGGTATCTTTGTAGCAATCATTAAGCCATCTGCAATAGACCGTATGCTGAAAGCCCCATACCTTCTCACCATGAATACAGGTAAAGCAACTATACTCTTGTTCAGCCATACTGCACTACTACTCTGACTTCGATCTCTATATCCATTCCATAGAAACAGCCAAAGGCTTTCTTCAATGCCGGCATGTTTTGTTGCAATTGATCGTGTACAAAGTTAAGCCCCGTATTGATAATAAGCCTATTGCCTTCTATTTCCGGCTCAACTGTATTCAATGCAAACTGCAGGATTGGTGATGTAGAGTCTATGAACTCATCCCATCTTGCAAGGATAATCTCTTTGATGTTATGGTCTGGAATGTCCATTGCTTCCATCCTGATCTCCCAACCAACCAAAGCCATGTCAATAATATCACTGATCCTAAACCCATAGCGAAGGCTTAACCTATGTAGAGCTTCCTTCGTATTAGCTGATACTTCAATCATCTTTCTTCTCCTAAAATATACTCAACCATTCCATCGCATTTAGACTCCCAGTGCTTCATGCCAATCAGCCACACCATGAAGAGCACGCGAGCCGTATCGTAGCTCACACCATGCTCCATCACTATGTCATCTATAAAGTCTTGAGAGACCTGGCGATAGTTCAAAGTAAATGCCTCGTCTTGTCTTTGTGGATAAATAGCCAGCCTTTGGCATATCCCATTGCATCTCTATACTTCTCCGCTTCGCTTCGCAATTTACACAAACTTTGCAGAACATAGAGCGGGTGAAGTTTACCCGCCTTTGTCAGCATGATCCAATCTTGCAAGCCTCCGAGCTTTGCCATAGCACGAGCCTCATGCGGTTGCAATATAGCAAGCTCTTGCAGAACTTCAGCCTCGGTCTTTGGGATAACTTGTCCACAATGTGAACAAACCCTTGCAGAGGCGTAAAGAAACGCATTACAGCCCGGGCAATTCTTGTAAATCGGTAGCCCGTTCTTTGGCTTCTTCGGTGGCTTTGACCAGTCCCGATCTTCATCCCACATGCCGAAGCGGTAAAGGTTATTGCCAAAGTCCAGGACCTTGAACTCGGTCTTTCCCTCGCATGTTCTTGAACCCCGCCCGATCATCTGCAAAAATAAGGGTAGGGACTTGGTTGCTCTATACAAAATCACAGTCTCTATACTCGGCTCATCAAAGCCCGTAGTAAAAAGCCCTACATTGATCAAAATAGCGCCGTTGGTCTCTTTATACCACTTCAAAGCGTTTCGCCTCTCTACGAGCCCCGCAGACCCGTCTAATGCCAAAGCGGGCAAGTCTGCAGACTTGAACTCGTGCAATACCTCGGCAGCGCTTTGCAAGTTAGGTGCGAATACAATCGCCTTGCTCTCATTTGCCCATCGCTTGTAGTTGGTCACTACGCCCTTGTAAATTTGAGAACGGCTGTACATATCGGCAAGTGAGTCCGGATCATAATCGCCGCCCTTGGTCTTGACCTCGCTCAAGTCAATCGGTACGCTAAAGTACGAGGGCTTGGCAAGGTAGCCATCATGGATTAGGCTCGGTATGGTTGCGGCTTCCACCATAGCAGTGTAGATGTCTCTCAAGCTTGTCCCCTTCCCCTCCCTCCAAGGGGTAGCCGTTGCGCCAAGGATCAAGGCATCAGCCGGTAGGGAAGTGATGAGCTTGTCAAAGGTCCGCTTATGGCACTCATCAAAGATGAATAAATCCACGCTCTCAAGTAGTGACTTGTACTCACGTTGCTCTCTTCGGCGGTAAAGCGTCTCTATCATGGCTACAAAGATTCGCTGGCTATGGTTCAGCCGCGTAGTCTCGGCCGTGATGAGTTCCGGGACAATGGCAAGGTTATTGAGCGCGCCGCCTGCTTGCCATAGCAGTTCGCCTCGGTCAGTCAGGATCATCACTCGTTTGCCCTTTTGCATAGCACCATGAGCGATAGCGGAGAACATCACCGTTTTTCCCGCACCGGTCGGAGCGCACAAGATCACTCGCTTATGGCCTTGCCCAAAAGCGGCTCGTAGTTTGTCAATTGCATTGGCTTGGTAGGGTCTCAAGTTCATAGCGTATCCAGTAAGAAAGTAGTGCTCCAAGTAGCCATTTTTACTTGACACACCGTAAGTTTTTGAAAATCAAGGGTTTGGGCTATACTGTATATAGTAAATAGTAATATTTTAACTTAAATATATTTATATTTACTATAGATAGTAGACATAACACATGCATGTAATTATTTTTCTATAGCCTATAAAAGTGTGTTTTTTTACCTTCTACCCGACACACCCTTATTATGACTAATACAGTGAATTATTGCCGAAAAGCGTGTGTCCGGTAAGCTTTATCCAGTAACCTTTTTTCGATTTACCATCTTCTCTGCGGTTCAATTGGACATATCCGAGGTTCTGCAGAGCCATCCCGAGTCGATTAGGATAGACTTTCAGTTTGGTGTTTGCTTCGATATGCACTTGGACTTCAGTTGTTGACCAGAACTTAACATTTTCACCTTTTGCGAAGACTTCGCCTTCGGTTGGGATGGTGAAAAACATATTGACTGCTTCTTCCATTGAGTCCACTTGCTTATTTGCCGTAGTATATTGCTCAAGGGTGTTAATATCTCGGCTGTTTAGTTGCCATGAGCTATCGCCTTGCGCCTTCCAGATTGCATAGGCTTCCAAGAGCAAAGCTGTTTTATCCACATTATTGTACTCGGTAAAGTCAATGTCAAGGACGTTCATTGGTATAATCCTGCGGTTGCCGGTTGGATCGTTGATGACTTCGTTCTCATTTGACGTGCCACAAAGCACGGCATAACGTCTAAAGTCTTCAAATTTGCGGCCATAGGGCTGGCGAAGGTTAAAAAACTGCGTAGAAGCATACTGCTTGAGTAGTTTGTATTCGTTTTTTGACTTGCCGGAGAACTCATCATCGCATAAGATGAGCTTACGGCACATCAAGATCTCGTCATCTTTGCCTCGGTCAAGCTTTGATTCGCCGTAATAGTCTCGGAGCTCGGCTGGTAAGAGCCATCTAAAGAAGTTTGTCTTGCCAATACCTTGATGACCGCACAAAACAAGGATCAAGAGTGAGTACGTGCCATGCATCGAAGCTATGAGGCTGATTATCCACTTGCTTACGAGGCCATGTTTGAATTGTTCACTGACTTCGATTGTTTTGCCATCCTCAACAGTGTAGATTGGAGCTATCTTTATTGCATTTATGAGCCTTTGGATATGCCCTCTGGTCATTTCGCGATCTTTGTTTGCCTCAAAGAAGTCAAGAAAGGGGTTGTACGACTTGGTAAAGTTGCTTCCGATGAGGTCATGGATATAGTTTTTTGTGCATTTGGTGCCGAGATCGGTTGCCAATTCAGCCCAAATTGAGTTGATGTCGGTATCTGTGATTGGTTTGCCGTTATATTCAATCTCGTGAGTCACGTCATTGCGTTTTAGCTCATATTCTGCAAGGCGAAGCTTGATAAGAGGGATAATATTATCATCTTTGGTCTTTTTGAGCTGGTCAATAGGTATTTCCAAGACCTGTTTAGCTACTTCATCTGCATGTTTGGGATCATCGCCATCGGCTTCGGCAAGTTTTTCGATATTTTCAAGGATTGCTTCAGGTTTAAGGTTGCTTTTTGTTATCATATTTGTAGTTACAACTTCCCATTTCCGTGTTTTTTCGGTCTGAACTTGAACACCGGCCTCCTTGCACTTCTGAAAGAACGTCCCTATACCAATTTTGCCTGTTGCGTTCTTCAAAAAGTTGTCATATTTCTTATCGCAAGACTGCACAGAGTACTCTTCATGCATTCTGCTTATAGCATGATAGTAGTCTCGACCTCTTTCACCGTATTCAGAGGCCAAAGCAAAGCCAATCCGATACCAGTCATTGTAATTATCGGTCAAATCGATACCTCGTTCATTGATTTGCTGAATAACAAAGTCCATATCGCTTTCAGTATGCACAATGACTGTATTTGAGGTGTATTTTTCCTTTTTTTTCTTGTATTTGCGAAATATTTGAGCGTTTTCGTTCTTGTAAAGGTTAGGATCGTAAGAAACGAAGCGTAAACGGCTTTTATCCTTGCATGAAGTGTCGGATATAAGAAAATAATTGTTCATTAGGTACTCTTCGAGTGCCTCAAAGGCTTCTTTGTGCTTATCAGACTCAATTCTGAAGTATACAGCATAGCCAAAACCTCCTACGGACTGATGCAGAGCATACACGTGAGGATCTTCTTTGAGTCTTTCGATTTTTGGGCTCATATTGACATTATCTTTATCGTCAATATCCATGCAAATGAACCCGTTATGCTTGACCATGCCTGCAACACCTCTCCCATCGAACTTTCCGGATGGTGTAAAGGCTGGTATTTTCTTTTTGAAGGCTTTTTTTGTCTCTGGGTCTTTGATATTGCGATATTCATGCACAATATCCTCCCATTTACCATCTAAAATGCAGTTAAGGTATCGGTCAAAGTCAAAGTGATCCTCCGGTACTTTCGCTTCGGCATTTGCAAACATTGTTATCTCATGCGCCATGCTGCTTACTCTCCTGTATAAGATGTCGGTATAGTGTTCTAAAGTCTGGATCAATTATTGCGCGGTCTTCAACAACGCGGGCTGCAATGATAGGCAATTTATGTCCGCAATTAAACATAAAACTGCAGTCTTGTTTAGTAAAGCCATTGTGCAAGTAGCAAAGAGTGATTGCAACGTATCGTGCAAAGCTTTGCTGTTGATAGATAGCTGTGATGTCGATGCCATAAGCGCGGGCTGTTATGTCAGCCGCGCGCTCGGCGATCTCATAGAGCTCTACTGGTGTTAATCTTTTGACTCTTCCGCGTGGCTTTTTTGGCCTTTGACCGAAGAGGATCTCTCTTTCGATCTTGAGCTGTTGAGAGAGGGGAAGTGTCTCAAGCGGGTTGCGATTCGAGTCAGCTGCGAGGTCATAGATATGACCGATTGCTTGAATGCGCATAATGTTTGCCCGATATTTGTGAAAGATTGTGCAAGCTCATCAAGGCTTTGCTTGTCATAGTTGTTCATCGTCTACCTCCGGCATTTCGATATGGTCGAGTTGAATGTAGTGCGGTTCGATGTCGTAAATAGAGTCCATGTTTATCATGCCTGGCATTGGCTTATTGCAGTACAAAATCCAGTCACCGGTCTTTAAATTTCTTTGAATGTAGCCTATCTCATAATGCACATCGCCTTCTTCAGCTTCGAGCCGTACAAGTATCATGCCTTTAGGCCATTTGCCGTATTTAAGTTTAGTCCATTTCATGCTTCATCTGTCCTTTCAATTATGAGTGATGTATCCTTCCATTGATCGTATGCTCTCTTGCCATAGTGCGAAGTGATCTTGACCAGCGTTGGAGTCTCAAGCACAAAGTCTATACCCTCGGCAAGGTCATAATTGTTTAGGTTTATTTTGATTGCACCAGATCTTGCCGGGCGTTGTAATTCAATCTCGTAGTGCTTCATCCTCGCTCCGTTTGTAAAGGTATTGATCTATCTTAAATGCAATTTGCTGTGTTTGGGGATAAATATCAAGCTCGTTCAAAATTACATGGCAATGATGTGACAAGGTTGAGCGTTCGAGGTTCAAATAGTTAGCAACAAACTTGCTTGTCAGTTTGAAGTATGTCATGCAAAAAAAGATAAAGATTCTCTTTGCTTGAATTACCTCTTGATGTCGTACCTTGTATGAGAAGTCAAGTAAGGTCGGATAATGTTTAAGAATCTCTTTCTCGAGGCTTGGCATCAGAAGGTGTGGCTTATTAAATGCCACACCCTCTGCTCTGCGTAAAAACCAACCTGAACCTTTGTTAATATCGCCTTTCATCTCTGTTATCTTTGGGCGGTATTGCCTTGTCTCAAATTCGCTTGTCATTTAGCCTCCTTGTGCTTTGTGATGATAGCATCGATGAACATGAGCTTTTGGCTTGGGTCAAAATTCATATCAAGAATAGTTGATACGAGTTTGGTCACGTGATCCGGCTCAAAGGCTTCTCTGATCTTCTTTGGTCTGCCCATAGGTTTTTTGACTTTGACTACCTGTATGCCTTCAGGCTTTGCCTTTGGCGGTCTGCCTCTTTTTGGCGGCTCGTCACTTCCTACTTCTTTAATTGCAGAGCGCTCTACTTTAATACGCTCTCTACGTAGTTGCTCACTCATGCTGACTCCTTTTTTGAATGATGTAGTTTCGGGTGGTATCGAGATGGGTTTCATCATTACATGCCTTTCACTGGATTGAAAACGTCGTAATATTTTGCATAATTTTTATTATACCTTTCTTGTATGCGATGCTCGTCATATAACTGATGAAGTTTAGGTAAAACATCTTCTGGGATTGCTTTGAAATTGCCACTCTCATATTCTTTTTGAATCCTTGCGGCTTCTTTCAGACGTCTTTCAAAAGTTACTGAAGGATGGTTAGGCCTATCATTGAACCAATGCCAATATGGTTCACCATCCAAATATTCGGATTCTTTATGGCATTCATCACACAACAGATGCAAATTTGTATAATCATTGCTGCCACCTTTCCAGATTGGAAGTATATGCGCTCTATAAAAAGATACATGAACAGGGAATCCCAATTTACATGCCCAACAAGTTTCTGCATATAATTTCGACATATTGTAATTGCAGTCTTTTAGCTGCCAATCATCAAACCAACCTTCAAAATGCTTTTCAAGCCAATCATAATGCCTTGAAACGAGTTGCTTTACTGTTGGCATACCTTTACGTGTATTCACTCTCATGCCGTTACTCCTTGATACATCTGCAGCGCCGGCTCTTCATGTAGGCCTCGGATCATGATATACTCATGCAAGTAGTGTATCATGTTAAAGACCTTCTCATCGTTGAATGCAGGGCGCACAAAGGTAAACTCTTGATAGTTCTTAAAGTCATCGGCTTCGACATCGGCAAACTCAAAGACCTTGTAGGTGACAAATTTAGCTCCGAAGAGCTCGCAGTACACTCGCCATTGCATCGAGTCCGCGTAGGCATCGTATGAGATCGGGCTGTACTTTGTCTTAATCTCCACCACATCGAGTCCGAGTAGTTGGTCAGCTACACCGGTCACTGATATATCGCCATACTTGGTGCGGTATTGCCTGCGTACTTTATACTCAAATACTTTGGATCGGTAGTCCATCTTTGAGCGTGCCTTGGTGATACAATCAGTGGTAAAGATGCCTTCAAATTGCATCGGGTCATCGGTCTGTAGCATTTCGTGAAAGGCCGTGCCTTTCTCCATCATTGCGTTTGGCGGATCGAGCCGTAAGAGCTGGCGCTCGAACTGCTCTGGCGATAGCGTGCCATCGATCAAGCGGCGGTATGATTCGAGTTGGGTTGCACTGATCTTAATCATGCTACCTCCTCTCATACTTCAGTGTGTAATACGCATCGGCTGAACATGACTCGCCGAGCTTTCTACCATCCTCATAAGCTTGCATGATTTGAAGGCGCTCTTTTGCAAGCAAGCTCTCGACCTCTTCTTGAAAGAGCTTTATTACTTGCTTGACTCTCAAGTGCTCGACCTCACCGCCGTATGCAATAGGCAAGCGGTGTGCAAAGTCTCCTAATACGGTGCGCTTCATATATCCTCCTCATCTTTGAAGATGCATTCTTGATTGTACATAGTGATCTCACAGATGTAGTACATCTCACCTTGAAAGCGATCATGCTTCCATGAGTCAACGGTCTCAAAGTCATTGGCATAATCAAGGATCTCTTCATTGAGAGCCAAGGCTGCCCAGCCATGATATCGATATGTGCTCATCGTAACACCTCTGCGATGATCAATATTGCAAGTAAAATGCCGGTGCATACTGCGAGTGCTAATAGTGCGAACTCAATTAGATTGGTTAGTATTCTTCTCATGCTGCTTCTCCGCATTTAGTAAGTGATTCATTGCTAAAAAAACTACTTGTGACTTGGGTCTTTTGTTTCTCTTGGCATAATCGCTGATCATGTTATAGGTCAGCATCTTGACCTTTACGCTTTTGAAGTCTTCTTCGGTAAAGTTAAAGCGGCGGCCTTTCTTTTTTTGAGGCTGTGGCTCTGGCTTCATGCCGAAGAGCCGGTTGATAAAATCATTCATTGTCCTTCTCCTTAAATTTAATTACTGTTTTGCCTTGCTGATTTCTTGTCCAGATAAATTGCAGAGTCTTGTGCATGCCTACTATATCGAGTGCAAAGTTTAGGCCGGATCTATTCGAGTTGAATATAAACTCCTTTGTCTTGAACTCCTCATAGGTCGTATTGGCATATCGTTTAGGAATGTGCAATTGATTGTTATTGACAAACTCACGCAGCTGATTCATTGCTTTACTCATTTTGCGGCTTCCTGAAATTGCTTGGTTTCACTATTCCATACGAGCCCGCGCTTGCCAAAGGTCTGCACTACGCCAGCCCATACGGTACGCTTGACTGCATCATCGAGCCCTGCCTTGCCAAGTTCAGCGACAAACTTATTGGCATCCTTTGCAGCTTCGGCTTTCTTTGCCCATTCGGCTACGATTGCGATGGCTGCCTCTTGCTCTTTGGAGCGCTTTGCAATTGCTTGTTTAGTGTGTGTGATGATCTCGGTCAGTTGTGTAGTCATTTCGTGCAGGCCTCCGATCTGCACGGGTGCGATCTCTGCACAGTTCTTTGCCGTAACTGTATCGGATAGGTCAAAGGTCAAGACGCGGCGATTGCCGATGGTAGTATAGTAGCCTACAAGGTCGCATGATTGCATAAGTAGATCGTAGCTTGAGCCTGGTATGAGCGGTCTCTTTATCCGTACATCGCCTTCTTCTTTCTCTTTGCCATGTGCAATAAAGACTACATTCTTACCGCTTAACTTGAGAGGCAAAAAGAACTCTTGAAAGAGGCGCTTTGTCTCGCCCCAAAGCTTGATACCATTGCGAAGCAGTGCGGGGTTTTGTTGTACGAGATAGCCTTGCATTGCTTCGATCACAGTGCCGGCTGTATCGATGATGATTGTCTCATGCTGTGCAATAAGCTTGTCAAGATCTGCTTTGCTTTGCACGACATCCTGCCAAGAATCAAATTGAATAGCGTTCTTGCGATGCGATGCACGGTGAACACCACGATCAAAATCAAGCAAGAGGGGATTTGGCGCAGTAAATGCGAGGGTAGTTTTACCGATGCCCGGATCTCCATAGTATAGGATGTTCAGACCTTGAACATTCATGTCATCGGTTTGTTGTATCAGTCTCATGTCTTTCTCCTAATAGAGCTTGCAGCTCTTTGTAATTTAATAAATACATTGTTTTCTGCCCATAGGGTAACTCCTTAATCTTGCGAAGTATGGGCGGCTTCGCATTGCGTTCAGCTGTTTCAGGTCTACCTCTTGCAAGGTAGTGTAGATAGCGATGGCTCAAGCCGAAGATCTCGGCTGCCTCGCTGATTGTTATCCAAACCTTCACTTGATAACCTCGCCGACATACCATAAATCGAATTGGGTTGAAGCCCATATAGCAAGTAGGATATACACTACGCCGTGCCAAAGTTTGCCTTGCTTCATAATAACCTCATAAGTAAATAAGTAACAATTATGCCCATCCCAAAGCCGAGATTAACGTGAGCGAGTAGGTCGAGCTGTGCTTGTGTTGGTCGCTTCATGGCGTGCCTCCTTATTGATGATGATAAATTTGCCGCGATATTCAACTACTCTTGTATTGAGCGGCGCTTCGCTTTGTGCTTGTGCTTTGCTGCTGTAGAGCTTGTAGAGTTTCATGCCGTTCTCCTTGTGTGTTGTTGATTACGGTTCAAACTTACGAACAAATAAAACACAATGCAAATATTTTTTTTCTTTATCGAGATATTTTTATTTTTTCGGGTAGGTCTAAACTACGTAAGTAGTTGTATTCTCTAGGAGTTATGCCATATAAAATAATTTGCACAATAGACTGCAGCTCTGCTAATTTAGTAACTGCAGATAGAGAGGGCACGGCGCAGCCATAGGCATCGCCATTGGATTTGATTATTTTTATTTGGTACATTTTGGCAAGTTATGTATTTTGCGGATGCAACCTTAAGTGCGGTTGCACAAATACTTATGGGGACAATGACAATGCTGTGGAGGCAAGACTGTGGGGGTCTTGCCTTTTTTTGTTATATTGCAATTAGCGTCCTATCATAGATGCCTGCCTCCCCCCGGCATAAGCCCGCTTATCGAATAAGCGGGTTTTTTTTTGCATGTTCTTCTCGTAGGCACTTGATAAAGAATTTCAGACTTGCGACTTGCCCTTGCATAAAGTGAACATCCTCTGCCATCTTTACTGCATGGATTACTGCTTTTGTGCAAGGTAGCTTGTGTTTTGCTGCAAATTCTCGGATTAGTTGCTCATCTTCATATTTGGCGATCTTGATTTGCATCAATCCCTCCGAAGTATGACTTGCCCTTTTATAGTTGCACCACTTGCGAATGTATCAGCAGTCTTGATCTCTGGTACGAGGTAAAGAGTGCGGCTTGTTGATTGGCATACGTATGGCAAATCAGGTGTTTTTTGCAAAGTGCATACGCCTGATCCACCATCTACCCAGTCCGCTTCGGCTATATCTACATAACCTACAAGCACATCAAATTGAGCGCTTGTAAAGGCTTGTGCGGCGTTTCTTGCAGCGGGTGTTATTGAAGATCCAAATAACCAAAGACGCATCGCTGGTTTTTGCAACGTGCCTGAAGTAGTTTCTTTCAATATGATGCGATCTATCACACCGCTGAAGCCTAAAAAGCGAGCCGAGTCGATTGCGATTGCACCACTTGTGAGTATATCATTTGCCGCATAAGCTGCAGTATCAAGCGTTCCGAAGTCGATTGTCTGCAAGGTGCGGTCTTGTCCTGTTTTTCCTGTGTAAAATTCCATTAGTTAAGCTCCATTATAAAAGAAGTTTTCTTCCCAAGGCCGTAGCCAAATGATCTGCATGCTTGCGTATGAATTGGCTGCAGTGATAGATAGGTTACCATTATGAGCTCCTATTGTGTACACTGCAATAAAGCCGCCTTTACTGTGTATATCATTTGGCGATGCAGCATTACCACTTGCACCGTAGCCTGGCACTGGTACGACTTGGCATATACCTAAACTCGGATAGCCATGTGAGTACATCTTTGCACGCGCCGTAGTTGTATCTACGCTATCAGCCGATACTACTGTGAGCTCATTTACATAGTTATTCAGTGAGTGATCGCCTTGGTAAAAATTTACGCTGACAAGATACCAGCCCGGTCTATTGACTCTCACGATTGTGGGATCTTCGCTATCTACATAGGCAAGCGGGCTGCGTATATTGAGTAGATTATCCGGATCGGGATTAGCCCATTTGATATATGAAGATGACGGCCCGAAACTACTACCAAAGTGAGTCCAGTCTTGTATCGATTGAGTACTCCAGACATCATTCTGATTAGTCACTATCGCACTACTTGCAGCTGAATAAGCAATAGCACGGCTCATGGCAGTGGCATTTGCAAAGGTGGCTACATTTTGCGCCTCATTTGACTGCGGATCGGTCTGTGTATTCTCGACATCTTCAACAATAGTAAATGCAGAGGGGTTGCGGTTGACATCAAAAGCGACTTGCTTGCGACCTATACCGGCAGGCCTTACGGGTTCATTGAATTTCATGATAATGGCTCCGCATCTATTCTGATTGTGAGATCACACATACCTTCGTAAACTTTATGCGAGTGTTTTGTGAGCACCCCGTAGGCTGTGTTTTGCCCATATATTGCATAGAGCAGACTATTGTAATCATTTAGATCCACCTCGCAACGCTTTGCAACGTCTGCAGGCTTGATGGTTACAAAGCGGCTTGTCAAAGTAGCCTCGGCTTGCTTTGGTCGTCCTAAAAAATTAACCATTGCAGCTGCTATAGTTGTAGCTGCGCCGCTTGTCTGTTGCTCTAATATCATTTGATATTCAGGTCGCTTGAGATAGAGTGATGGTTGCACTGGCAAAGCAAAGTCTTCACCACCAAAAAACAAACTGCATGAAGTTTGGGGTTTTGTAAAGCCGTAGATATCCCAATAAAGCAAAGTCCCTGCATTGACTGTATTGCGATACCATATTTTGCCTAATCCGCCCTCATCTTTATAGCCATTACGGAACGTGATTAAGGGCAAATTATGAAACATGATTTTTAAGTCTTTGCTATTATCACCGCTTGTCCCTTGCTTGCCATATCCATACTCTGTTGTATCAGCTTCGCCTGTTATTGTAGATACTGTTACATTTACTTGATTAAGCGCTTCACTGAACATCTTTATTTTGAGACTGCTATAGGTATTATCTTCATCAAAGGTTGCAACGGATGGATATGGATAGGGATTGCTACCTACCATAGTCAAGGTATATGCATCAGGCGTTCCGCTTGTGAAAGTATATGATGGTCGGAGCGTTTCTACTGATCCTTCAACAATGCTTTTATACACTTCATAAAAATTTGTAAACTGACCAAATAATCCTTTATCTACATGAGCCCCGCCAGCAAGTACAAGTTGACTATCTACCGTTGTCCATATCTCTGCTACATAGCATAGGTAAGTATTGATTTGTATTACATATTGGCTTTGAAAAAAGACCATTGTCTTTGCAAAAAAGTCATCAGCTACAAAGCTTGATGTAAGCTTTTGAGTGATTGCCCTCATATATGCACTATACATCGTATTTATTTTGGTCTTGAGTCGATCAAAAGTAGATATATGCATGTAGCTATCGCCTGGAGCGTAGTCTTTTGCCGAGATAGATCCGGGTGTTATATCCGTATTGATATACGGGTAGCCAATAAACATCTCTTTAACTTCGGTATTTTCCGGCTGTGACATAGTGATACTGTAATTGACTACATCACTTGTGCATTTTAGAGCTTTTGTCCAGATTGTCTGGTTAACTATTTCACCGATGCAACGATTGATATCAAATATCTCTATTGTGAACTTGACTACATTGTCAAGAGCGGTGATCTCAAGCTCATTTTCCGCGCTGTACTTTTGGCATCCTATAAATGCGCTCTTGTAGCCAGAGCCATCATCATACTGAAGCACAAATGTATTGAATGCATCAAATTCACGTTCTGCAAGGGTCAGGTCGGATGCAAGATAGCCCGATCCATCGCTATTCAAAGGCACGCGCTTTGCCGTAGTGCCTCGTAATAGATCAGTGCGAAGGTCATTGAGTGCATTAGTGCCCTGCAAAGCGGCTATATTGACATTGATCTTGAGCACTTGACCAACGAGCCCAGCCGGTATATTACCAAGCTCGGTATCAAGAGTCATATCACGCAATAAAAACTCTGCAGGCAAGGTAACATTTGAGCTTACGCCGCTGCTTATGTAGTCTATACTGCTTGGTATGATATACATGCGCCATAAGACCCCGTCTTCGCTTGTCCATGTAGTCACAAAGCGCTGATTAGATAGAGCCATTAAATAAGCTCCTTGCGATAGCAGGTGATTGTGAATTTCTCAAGGCCTGAAGCCCATTGTTTTTCATTACTAAAGTCGCATCGTGCGAATACAAATGGGATAAGCGCAGCGGTAAGAGGGAAGTTTGTCGTATCTCGCCATCTTTGAGGCAATTGCTTGTTATTCGTACCCGGATTAGGTGCTACGATTCGAGTGTATTTCTTTTGTAGCACGGTCTGTAGTAAAAATTGGATATTATCAGTAGTTACCGTTCCTGCATCCCATGTACTATTAGGTATGCAATCAACTTCAAGTGAAACTCGGATACGGCGCTGACCTATTTCCGTCCCGCTCATGCTTACCTCATTGGAACTTTCCACAGTGTAACCCGGTTGAATACCAAAGATAGGTAATTCAACCGCCGTATAACTTGCATGCCCAGTCGAGAAAGTATCTACATCGGCTCCCTCGAACTTAATCCAATATCTCCAAGACATTTATCCTCTCCTTGCATTACGGCGGCGGTCACTTTCGAGCATCGCCTTGATTGAGTTATTATCGGCTTTGAGTACGCCGCTTATTTCTACATGAGTATTGCGATTGATTTGCTTACCAAGGCCGCGAGTCTCTTCACGTAACTTACGCACCTCTTTAATGAGGTCGCCATCTTCAGTGACTGAATAGCGTATCGCTGGTGCTTGCATAGCAAAGTAGTCTTTGATACTCATGCCGGGGTTTGCATTCATCCATGCAAGCTCTTCTTTATTTGCTCTTGTCCCTGCAGCTGTGATGACTGACTCGCCTCGTGATAGCCATGCCGGTATCGAGTCCGAGGTCTCATTGCCCGGGCCTGCCAAATCAACGACCCCATCTTTGAAGCCGAGTGCAGCTTTTGCTTGACCAAGTAACAGCTGGAGCGATGCGGTCAAAAGACCCGCAGCGATCGGCCCAGCAATCGGGCCAAGTGCAGTGATGGAGCTTCCCAATATACCGGCTACGAAAGCTGGTATCATTTTGCTCACTGCATCGAATGCGACGCCAGCTGCGGCTTTACCAAAGTCACCGAGGGTAGCTTTACCGCCTTCGGCTAAAGCAGCAAATGAAGTGAGCGTCTGACCTATTGCTTCATTAAATATCTTCTGATTGCCTTCCATCTTTTCGGCGTTCTTGGTGAATATATCACCTTGAGATTTCAGCACCGAAGCCGCTGTTTTATCTCCAACGGTTTTAAGGCGATCTAAGAATGAAGTTTCGGTTTGTTCTTCAGTTTGCTTTCTTTGCTCATCAATTTGAGCAACTTTTGCAGCGTAATCTTCAAATGATATCTCGCGCTTTGCAAGGCTTTTGTTAAGGTCGTTTTCTTCAGTATCAAGGGCGCCTAAACGCTCGGCTCGAATCGCATCATTAGTCTCTTTTTCCTTGCGTATTTTTTCGGAATTAAACTCATCTAATATGCTCGTCTGCAGAGCCGTAGTTATATTGGTAATTATATCAGTTTCATTTTTTAGCTTATCTTCAAGCTCTTTCTTTTTCTTATTATACTCTTCGGTTATCTTGAGGCGCTCTTTTGCATTATCCTTAGCCTTTAAGATATCGTCTTGATACTTAAATTCCAAGCTCTGAATCTCAATGCGAAGTTCTCTTTCAGTTACATCCGTAATAGCCTGCAATCGTGCAAGTGCAATTGTGCGGCCTGATTGTTTCTGAAGTTCATCAAGCTGATTTATATTGCTTTCTACATATGCTCTAATTGGCGCTTCAGCTGCTGCCAATGCTTCTTCAATTTTTTTGACATTCTCGGCTACATTCGCCCCGCCTTTTGCTTGAACTTCGGCTATTTGTTTAGCAGCTTGTGATTGCAGTTCGCCAATCTTAGCAATAGCAACTTGATTTTTAGCAATTATCGACTCATTTATCTGTGCAATTTTAGCATTGTAAGCATCAAGCCTGTTTTCATTCGTACCAAGTGATTCATCGTAGGCTTCAGTAAATCCTGTTTGTATATCTACAAATTCAGCAAGCGAATCAATAAGAGACTTTGTTGGTAAAGCGCTGAACTCTAGCACTTCATTAGCGCCTCTTTTTACATCATCTACAATAACCTTTTGGTTTGCTTTGATTTGATCGGCAAATTCTTTTAGACCTTCAACTTTGAACTCAACCTTAGGTTTGATTTCTAAATTTATATCTTTACTTAATTTGGTAGATTCCCCAAGATAAAATGAGCGGATATCTTCAAAGTCTTCGTTCTTTGCTTTATCTGGTTTTATCTTGAGAGTCAATTGCTCTTTTGACAATACAGTGTTGAAGTCCTTTACATCAGCAAGACTTGTATTAAGATATTCTTTCAGCTTTTGAGCGCGAACTTGTGCGAGCTCTTGCTCTTTGGCTTTACGCTCATCAGCCGTGCCTTTGAAGGTTGCAAGGATTTCTTCATCATCATTAACCAAGCTCTGTGCATAATCAGCATAGAGAGTCTTTAGCTTTTGTAGATCAGACTCGGTTTCTTTAGGGGTTTTGCCTCTGCCGCCTTTGCCTCCGCCACCGCCTCCGCCTCCGCCTCCATTATTATTGTCAATCTCATTTAATTCTTTTCTCGTAGTCTTAGCAGTTTCACCAGTTTGCTTTATTTCAGATCGTGCTTTTTGCAATCCTGCACTAAAAGTAGCGCTCCAATTATTGCTATCAAATATAGCTGCTAATTTAGTACCTGCTGAACTAAAGTCTAATTTGAGCACATCATCAAATGCTTGCCTTAATACATTGAAAACTGTTTGGAATGTCATACCAATTGCTTTAAGATACACCTGTACTTCATTGATTGCTTTTGGTAGATCACTAAAGAAATTATAAACATCATCAAATGCAGATTTAAGACCTTTGAATACGCTGCTCACGCCTGGTATTTTTAATAGCAAATCGCCTATAAAACTTATAAACGACTTAATACCTTCAACTATATTAGTAACTCCTTCAATTGCAAGCTTAAGCGCAGCTACAAATACATCGACAATGACTTTTGCTATATTGCCAATAACATCAAACAATACCCCTATAACAGCGGTAACTCCATCAAGAACATTTTGCAAAATTCCCATTGCATCCACACCCTCACCGACGGCTCCATCCATACCAAGAGCGTTCTTAATTGCATCGAAGACGGGTGCAAGTGCAAGCATGATTTGATCAAATGCATAGACTGCAGTCTCATATATTGTATTTAATGCTTCAACGGCTACTGATATCATGCCAACTATATTGACCATGATAGCACCACCAATCAATCCAAGGATTGGCTCTAATACGCTCCATACGCGACTGAATAATTCGCTGATTGTATTGCCTAAAGTAGAGAACGCGGGGCCGAGTGATTCAGTGAATATCGGTATCAATGTGTTAAGTGCATTATTTAGCCCTGATCCGATGGTCTCAAATGCCTCATTGACTGTATTGCTTAATTTATTAAACGTACCACCTGCATCTTCTTGTTGTTTTTTTACAGTCTCAAATGAAGTGCCAAGAATTTTATTAGCGGCTGCAAGTTTTTCGGTAGGACTGATATTGCTTTTAAGCGTTTCAGCAAGCTGGGGGTATTTCTTGCTTAATGATTCAATCGCAGCTGCCCCTTCAGGATCAGCAAGACCACGTGAGAACGCCTTAACAACTGCCTCACCTTTGACCGTGCCATCGGTGAAGGTCTCAATACCGGCTGATAGCTTTGTCAAGTCCTCTGCTTGCTTGCCCGATACACCCCCTAACGTGGCCACAGTGCCTGCAAGTTCGCGAGTTCGCTCCGTTGGTAGGCCGAGATCATTTGCGAGCTGCAGAGTGGATTCCCTGACCTTATTGATCTCACCTTCAACGTCTGCTATCCCTTGTTGCTTGAATGCGACCTCGAGCTTATCCCCAAACTCATCGGCTCGAACCGCTCCCTCAAAGATCGCAGTCCCCAAACCTTGCACTGCACTGATTGCCGTGCCTATACCAGCGCTTGCAAGTCCACCTGCAAGGCCTCCTACAATGCCGGATGTAAGATTGCTTGGATTAAGGGCGCTTTTGAATGTATCGGCTATGCCTCCGCCGGTACTCTTGGCATCAGATGCAAGGCTATCAAGCGCACTCTTTGCACCGCTTGTATCGATATCGACCTTTTGCGCATCGAGTTGCTTGATTTCGGTCTCTGCTTTGTCAGCTGATACTGCAACTTGATTAAGTTGTGTAGTGACCTTGCTCAAATCTGTAAAGAGTTGACCTACATCAAGCCCTAACTTAATTTTAATATCATCGGCCATGTATTCTGCGCTCCATTTTACGGCGTTCTTTGTGGTATGTAATTAGATAGGCATAGGTCTTGATTACATCGACTCGAGATGTATCATAGTAAAGTCGCAAGAAAGCGGCGGGGTCGCCGTTTGCTACGCCTTTGAAGATCCAATATTGCCCGCTCAATTCGCCTAAATAGTACGCACTCTCGTTCTCATTCTCTTCATACTCGTCATCGTCTGGGTCATTGAATATCACAAGCTCCGACAAGTAATACTCACATAATGCGGATTCTTCGGCATACTGTTTCACGAAAAAACTTAAGGGCATCCAAGATGCCATCGATATCCTGACCTTGCCAGAACTCGGAGTCTGCTTGACTTTGTATGCCAGCCAAGAGCTCGGCATTTTGCACCTTGCTTATGTCAATGCATTCTTTTGTGAACTCGAATATCTTTGGGATTGTAGTTGCATCTACATTGATCAGCTCAAAGAGATTAGCCCGCACTTTGAGATATGCAGTCTTGATAATTTCTTGAAAGGCAAACTCTTGCATAATATCTTTGAAGGCATCTTGCCCTTTTGTCAAATCTATTTTAGATGCAAGTACCTCGTGACTAAATACTCTCTCCATGATCTCTTGCTCTGCAGCGGCTTGCGCCCCTTTAGTCTGTGCCAATTCACTCAAAAGAGGCGTCACTTTGTCATACAATGCAGGTGTTAACTTGGTATGCAAAGGCACTTCATGTGCTGTATCGTTTAGATATAATTTCATGCTATCTCCTTATGATAAAATATGGGGCGGCCTGAACCGCCCCTTGATTAAACAGTTGCTTATGGAATTGTCGGATCAGTGAACCATACTTCTTTATATCCTACTTTTGCAGGAATACAAACTGTTGCAAGACCAGTCACCAAAGAGCCACAGAACAAAGCTGTAGGCACTGTGATGTCAGTCTCATTGTTAACTACATCGCCTGCTACCTTTGGCTTTGTGTACTTACCTGATTCTTGGTCAAATGCACCTGCATCTTGAGCCAATTTGCAAAGCAACAAAGTTACCTTACGCTTCTTTGTTACCATGTCAGTTCCACCATACACAATTTGAAGCAATGTATCGCTTGTTGCTTGTGAAGAGTTGAACTTTGTCCCGTCTTCGTATTCACCTGTATCAGGTGTTACTGTTGAAGTCGGAGCGTAGTTTTCCAAGAATGATGTCAAGTCTGGATTGTCCTCATTCTGATCGATTGTAAATGTCGTGCGAGTCAAGGAAGTCTTGATCTTGCGGTTCATTGTGTA